TGAAAGCGGGTAAAGCCGGTGCTAACGTCATGCCGCTCTACGGAGACATCCGCAACCCATACAACATGACGCTTAAGGAAAAGAACCAGCTGCGTTTCTTATCCCAAGACGCCATTGATGATTTCACTTACAAGTTGCGTGACGCCGGACACGACTCAGCGATTGTCACCTACCCAGATGGCACCCGTGAGATTGCGGTGTTCGACCCAGAGCGCCAGCTCAAATCGGCATCGGGGAATAGGGGAACCTATGACCCCGACAACCCAGATTTGAAATTCGCTCAAGGGGGCTTGGTTTCCAGTTACGATGAGGCTATAGTTAAAGATCTAGCCGATAAAATTCGCGAGGGTATTTATGGATGAGCAACAACTCGAAGACGATTTACCAGAAGGTGAAAGCGTCGAGCTAGAGGATTCGGCTAATGAAGTCGAGGACACCGAAGATGGTGGCGCAATTATTCGCATGGAGAATGAAGAAGACCATGCGGAGCACCTTGCGCATTTTGCCAATATTGTTGACGAGGTAGATCAAGGCGAATTAGAAGTCGCCGTGACTGACCTTCTTGACAAGATTGACAAGGACAAGGAAGCTCGTGAGAAGCGTGACAAGCAGTACGAAGAAGGTCTGCGTCGCACCGGCTTAGGTGACGATGCGCCGGGCGGTGCTCAGTTCACCGGAGCCAACAAGGTGGTTCACCCTATGTTGGTGGAAGCATGCGTGGACTTCTCTGCTCGCTTCATGAAAGAAGTATTCCCACCCACCGGCCCGGTCAAGAGCAAGATCAACGGACAGCTGGACAAGCAGAAGGTTATGAAGGCACAGCGTAAGGCTGACTTCATGAACTGGCAGCTAACCCAGCAGATTCCTGAGTTCCGTTCGGAGCTTGAGCAGTTGAGCACCCAGCTCCCGCTCGGTGGTGGGCAATACCTCAAGTTCCTTTGGAACCCACAGTATCGTCGCCCGACTTGCGAGTTCATCGCTATTGATGACGTCTACCTCCCGTTCGCGGCTACCAACTTCTATACTGCCGAGCGTAAGACGCACGTTCAGTATATCACCGAGATGGAATACCGTAAGCGTGTCAAGTCCGGTATGTACCGTGACGTAGACATCGGTATGCCTGAAGACCCTGAGTTCAGTAAGTCCAGTCAGGCTAACGACAAGATTGAAGGTCGTAAAGACACCAGCTACAACGAAGACGGTCTGCGTACGATCTTTGAGATCTACACGTTCCTTGACTTTGGTGACGGCACTGAGCCGTATATCCTCAGCATTGACAAGTCGTCAGGCGAAGCGTTGGCGCTCTACCGCAACTGGGACGTAGAAGACGAGCTACGGCGTGAACTTGAGTGGATTGTTGAGTTCCCGTTTGTGCCTTGGCGTGGGGCTTACCCTATCGGCTTGACGCACATGATCGGCGGATTGAGCGGAGCAGCTACAGGCGCACTCCGTGCCCTGCTAGACTCAGCCCACATTCAGAACATCCCCACCTTGCTCAAGCTGAAAGGCGGACCGGGTGGTCAGACTATTAACCTACAACCGACTGAGGTCGTTGAGTTGGAAGGCGGGGCGCTGGTAGATGACGTGCGCAAGCTCGCTATGCCGCTCCCGTTCAACGGCCCCAGCCCGACGCTCTTCCAGTTGCTTGGCTTCTTGGTTGACGCGGGTAAAGGAGTTGTGCAGACGTCGTTTGAAAAGCTGTCTGATGCTAACCCTAACCAACCAGTGGGCACCACTATGGCGCTTATTGAACAGGGTATGGTTGTATTCAGCAGCATCCATTCGCGTTTGCACAACTCAATGGAAAAGTGCTTCAAGATTCTACACCGCATCAACTCGGCGTATTTGACTGAGGAAGATATTGAAGCGCACGCATCCGGTGTTGAGATCAATCCTGAAGACTTTGACGGACCAATGGACGTCATCCCGGTAAGTGACCCGGCTATCTTCAGCGAGACACAGCGGTTCGCTCAGATCCAAGCGATTATGCAGCGAGCGGCTCAGGTTCCTCAGCTGTATGACCCGCGTAAGGTGGAGGAGATGTTCCTCCGCGCTATGAAGGTGCCTGATGACGAAGTATTGCAGCCCGCACCCGCGAGCGAAGACTTAGACCCCGTCAGTGAGAACGTTGCGGCCGCAATGGGTCGGCCTGTTTATGTTCTGCCTCAGCAGGACCATATGGCCCACCTTAAGACGCACCTTGCGTTTCTTCAATCACCGCTGTTTGGGTCTAACCCAGCAATCACCAAGACTTACTTGTACCCGATTGCTCAGCACTTGCGTGACCACCTGCTCAACTACTATCTGGTAGAGGCTCACAACGCAGTTGACGAAGCACAGCGTGAAGAGCTGATTCCAGATGAAGCGTCAGATCAGGTTAATGTCATCCTGCAGGTTCAACAGCTTATTGAAGAGCAGATGGGTGGCTTTGCTGAACAGCTCGCTCAGATCACTGAGATGGCTCAACAGTATGCGCCTCAACCTCCTATGCCGCCTGACAACAGCATGCAGATTGCTCAGCTTAATGCGCAGCTGCAAGGTCAAGTGCTACAACAACGCGCTCAGACCGATCAGGCTCGTATGCAACTTGATCAGCAGAAGATGGCTACTGACCTTCAACTTGAGCAGCAAAAGATGTCTATTCAACAGCAGAAGGATATGTCGCAGCTTCAGAACGAGCAGTTCAAGCAACAGGCTGAGAACGAGCGCACTATGGCCGAGATTACGGCACGTGAGCGCATGAACACTGCTGACAACGAAACCGCTATGCTCCTTGCAGCGGCTGAGATGTCAACTGGTGAAAAGGTGGCGGTGAGCACCGGCACTGGTATCAACCCTAATCCTTAAGTGAAAGGAAATTACTATGAGCGATAAACCGACTCCGGGTACTGTCTCAATGAGCGGCCCTTACGTCAAGCAGAAGCACCGTATGGCTGCGGGTGAAAAGGTCACCGGCCAGACGCTACCTGCTGAGCCCAAGACTGATAAGAACCGGGCGTGAGTTTAGAAACCAAACTTCTGAATGCTCTCAAGGCTGAACAGCAGCAGTTCGCTCTGCAAGCCTTGAAGCGTCCAGTTGAGCGCGATGCCTTTGAGTACGGGTATCGCGTTGGGACCATCGCCGGTCTAGAAACGGCGGTAAATGTACTCTTAAAACTTGTAGACGAGGAGAAGCACGTTGACAACGATCTCTGAGGACGCATTGGCGGAGGCTTTCCCGGTTGTAGAACCGGATTATCGGCCTTACGGTAGCCGCGTTCTGGTACAGATTCGTACCCCAATTACTAAAACCAAGGGTGGTATTATCCTTACTTCTGACACCGTAGACACTGAAAAGTGGAACACTCAAGTGGCCAAGGTCATCAGCTTGGGTCCGGTGGCATATAAGAACCGTAACACTCTTGAGCCATGGCCCGAAGGTTCGTGGTGTGAGCCCGGCACATTCGTACGCGTACCTAAGTACGGCGGCGACCGCTGGGAAGTCACCGACAGCAACGGCAACATGGCAATGTTTGTAGTGTTCAACGATCTTGATATCGGCGGAGAGCATATGGGCAATCCTCTAAATGTTAAGGCATTCATCTGAAAAGGAGATGACTAATGGCAGACGTACTTAAAGAAGACGATGGTGATCAGGACGATATCATCATTGTAGAAGACCGCGCTGAACTTGAAGACAATCAAGCTGATGATCAAGACGATAACGATGATGACGATCGTTTAAGTCGTGATGACGCTGACGACAACGATGATGAGCGTGATGCCATCCGTGAACGTCGTCGTGTTGAAAAGCAAGAACGTAAGCAGCGTCGTGATGAAGCTATTAAGCGCGATAAACTTGAGCTAGACTTCCTGCGTAAGCGGAATGACGATCTTGAGCGTCGTGTTTCTGGTGTTGAGCAGCGTACTCATCAGGCTGACTTGGGTCAGTTTGACAACGCTATCGCTCAGGCAGCTAATGATATCAACATGGCTGACAAGGTCATTGCTAAGGCAGTGGCCAATGGTAATGGTGAAGACGTAGCTAAAGCGTTGCGCTATCGCGACGAAGCTAATGCGCGTATTCAACAGCTCCAGTTCCAGAAGCAACAGACCGCTCAGAACCGCCCAACATCTCCGGGTCTTGATGACCGGATTATGTATCATGCTCAAGAATTCATGCGTGACAACCCTTGGTATGATCTGCAAGGTCGTGATGAAGACTCGGCTATCGTGTTGGCTATTGACCAATCGCTAGCTAAGGATGGTTACGACCCGACTACGGAAGAATACTGGGACGAGCTTCGTTCTCGTTCTAGCCGTCGTCTACCTGAGCGTTTTGGTGAAAGCCGTCCTGCACGACAAGACCGTAACACTCGTGAAGAACGTGTCCCTCGCGGTGGCCCAGTTGTTGGCTCAGGTCGTGAACACGCACCTGCTAGCACTCGGAAGGGTGTATACATTAGCCCTGAACGTAAACAGGCGCTAATCGAAGCTGGTGTTTGGGATGACCCTGTACTACGTGCTAAGTACGCAAAACGGTATGCCGAATACGATAAAACGAATAAGGCGTGAATTCATTTGCCTTTTCATTTATTCCAAACTATAATTAATCTCAATCGCTGAAAGGAGCGATATTATGACCGACGAACGACTAAAGAAATCTGCTGGAGAAGGCCGCGAGAATCGTGCGATGGAAGATCGCGCAGTTACTCAGAATCGCGAAATTTCTGATGATGAGCGGGTAGAAATGTTCCGTCAACAATTTTTTCAGTCCTCTCTTCCGGACTTACCAAAAATCCCCGGCTGGCACATGTGCTGGCTGACTACGACTAACCCTCGTGATTCTATCCAGACTAGGATTCGTCTCGGTTACGAACCCGTCAAGCCCGAAGATGTTCCGGGCTGGGAATACGCCACTCTCAAGACTGGCGACTGGCAGGGCTTCATTGGGGTGAATGAGATGCTGGCTTTCAAGCTTCCCATTTCGCTATATGAAAAATATATGCGTGAGGCACATCACGATGCGCCACTACGGGAAGAAGAGAAACTCACGGATACCGCTGACTTTCTCGAAAACCAAGCCCGTGCATCTAAGTCTAGGCTCACTATGGGTGATGGTAACAAGGAAATTGGGCAGCAGCGCGATTCGGTCTTTGACCTATCGTAACCTAACCAATCAAACCTATGGAGCTTACTATGTCTTCGACTAGTGCACCTTTTGGTTTTCGTGCGTCCTACCACAACAGTGGACAGATGCGTCCGAAAGCCTATGTGATTACCTCGGGTTATGCGGCTAATATTTTTAGCGGCGACCCTGTTAAACTCACCGACAACGGTGTTATCCAGCTCGGTTCCAGCGATGGTACGCGCACGGGTACGACCGATGGCGTAACCTTGCTCGGTATTTTCGCCGGTTGCCAGTATCTGGACGCCAGCGGTAAGCCGACAATCAGCCCCTTCTGGCCAGCCAGCACCTCAGGCACGGAAATCGTTGCTTGGGTATATGACGACCCAGAAACGCTGTACGACGTGCAGTACAACAATCCCGGCACTGCTGGCACAGACTC